AAGTTTTACACCATCGAAAGCTACATGACCGAAGAAGAACTTGAAGTGATTGAGAATTTAAAAAGGGAGAAGGCTTGAGCCAGCCAAGCAAAGGGGCGTTGGTTAAGTTGCAGCGGGCGCTGCGGGGTAGGTATTTGTTCACCGTAAAAGATGTTGCGCGGATACTGAAACGAAGCATACGCAGTGCGGAGCGTTACATCGCCATGCTAAAAGAACTTGATGTAATTGAACTTAGATTCCGAGGCGAAGATCGCTATCACTATTACCGTGTCAGGAGAAACAAATGAAGTTGGATAAATTGGCGCAAGCCTTGAACTCGTTGTACAGTAAGTTCGGTGTGGATAGCACCGATGTTTTGATTCTGAACGACATCATCGAGATGAACAAACGTGGTGACGTGCTGACCATGCAGTTCATAAAAAATTTCAACGGTGCATCCGAAGCCACGACTCACGCACGTATGAAGAGGTTGGTGCAGTCTGGATTGCTTTCACGTGTTGGTGATGATACCAATCTACGTATCAAGAAGTTGAAACCCACAAACAAAACGAACGAACTTGTCAGATACCTAGCGGAGATTTGATATGGTGATGATTGTCCCAGAGGATGTTCCTAGGCACAACACCGCGATAGGTGCCGATAACCTAACGCCCGGAGGAATCATTTCTTCAAAAGGCTACAAAACTGTAAGGGAGGCTTTTCAAGAAGTTTCTTTCAAAACAATGATGCTTGAGTATTGGAAAGGGCAGATTGAAACCGTGCAGGACGGTAGGTATAACGGATCAAAATATGCCGGAAGTATTCTCAGGTCTGCCATTTTAGAGCACCCAAAAATTTTATTAGAACATGAGGATTTTACGAATGTAAAAATTACTCCGCATTTTAAAGAGGTGCAAGCGATAAGGTTGCCTTTTCCTAAAATGGTGGTAGTTGTAGGAGAGCCGTACGACTATATAAAACGTCTCATACCCGAACAACACAAAATGACCGCAGATTATGGCGATGGGCACTTACGACATTTCTATTCGTTTTACGCCAGCCAAGTCGGAGATCAGGTGCATATTGTTGTACCTATGGTTGATCCAAAGGTAAGCCGCGCAACTTTGGTGGAAATTCAAATGACCTATGGGGAAACCCCTACAGGGGAAGCAAAAATGGCGGTGTGGATACTTCCCGAACAAACTGCATGGATAGGTCAGCGGGACGTGGACTTTGTGACACGTTATTTGGCTGAAGCTATTTATATGATGACGCTGAACCCCGCCACTACACAAGCGTACGTATCAATACCAACCAAAGAAGAAATCGAGAAAAATAAAAAGCGAATCAACAGGAACAAAAAGCCATTGATCGAGTTCAAACTGATTACGATAGATGGTAAAAAACCAGACCCGATCAAAGCGCCCCCGCTTGGCACACATGCTTCACCAAGACAACATTGGCGGCGTGGGCACTGGCGGCATTACACATCGGGCAAATCTGTGTTTATCGACCCCATGCTGGTTGGTGACGAGAAGAATGGCAAAATCGTGAAGGACTATGCGGTAGGACTTTATGACAATGCTAAAAATAAACGAGTGCAACAAGGACTTCAATGATCATTACCGTAGATTTTGAGACGTACTACGACAAAGAGTTCTCCCTATCCAAACTGACCACCGAAGAATACGTACGTGACGATAAGTTTGAAGTAATCGGTGTAGGGGTCAAAGTTGATAACGGAGAAACGACTTGGCTGACTGGCACAAAGGACGAACTCAGGAAGCACCTACGTCAGTACGATTGGGCGGACTCATTTGTGTTGGCGCACAACACGATGTTTGATGGAGCCATTCTGTCATGGCACTTTAGCGTCACCCCCAAAGGCTGGTTCGATACCCTCTGCATGGCACGTGCGATAAATGGTGTAGATGCCGGAGGTAGCTTGAAAGCGTTGGCAGAACGCTATCAAATTGGCGTCAAGGGAGACGAGGTTATCAATGCGCTGGGTAAGCGCAGGGTGGATTTCACCGAGGAAGAGTTAGCCCGATACGGTGCGTACTGCCGCAACGACGTGGATTTGACACACACCTTGTTTAGTATTCTGATGGAGTCGTTTCCTAAGAAAGAACTTAAAGTTATAGATACAACTCTAAAGATGTTTATAGAACCAGAGCTGGAGTTAGATACGGCTATGCTGGAGCAGCATCTTATAGACGTGAAGACCAAGAAAGAAAAGCTTTTGGCGGCAGCGGCAGCGGACAAGGACACGTTGATGTCGAACGACAAGTTCGCGGAGTTGCTTATCAGTCTGAAGGTAGAGCCACCCCGCAAGATAAGTGCGCGGACAGGTAAGGAAGCGTGGGCATTTGCCAAGACAGACGAAGAATTCAAGGCACTTACAGAACACCCCGACCCGCGTGTACAGGCGTTAGTGGCTGCGCGGCTGGGCACCAAAACTACTCTGGAAGAAACCCGCACCCAGCGGTTTATTGATATTTCCAATCGCGGCAAGCTGCCTGTACCCATCAAGTACTACGCGGCGCACACCGGACGGTGGGGAGGGGATGACAAGATCAACCTTCAGAACCTACCAAGCCGAGGGCAGAACGCAGGTAAGTTGAAGTCATCGATCAAGCCGCCAGAGGGTTACGTCATCATCGACTCGGACTCATCGCAGATCGAAGCGCGGACGGTTGCGTGGCTGGCAGGGCAAGATGATTTGGTGGAGGCGTTCGACAAGGGCGAGGACGTGTACAAGCTCATGGCATCCGCTATCTACGGCAAAGAAGTTGATGACATCACTAAAGAAGAACGGTTCGTGGGGAAGACTACGATTCTCGGTGCGGGTTATGGCATGGGCGCGGAGAAGTTTCAGAACCAGCTAAAAATCTTCGGTGTGGACGTATCGCTAGAAGAATGTAAGCGCATCATCATGGTCTACCGTCAGACCTATGCCAAGATTCCGGCGCTGTGGCGACAGGCGCATACGTGTTTGGGTGCGATTATCAGCGGCAACGCAGCATCATTTGGCGCAGTTGATGCGGTTATATTTGACCCGACCGAGCGAGGGTTCCTGCTACCTAGTGGGTTGTGGCAGCGGTACGAAGGGTTGGAGCGTGTGTACGACCCCGAGGGCAAGGAGCAGTTCCAGTACAAGACCCGCAAGGGGTTTGTGAAAATTTATGGTGGTAAGGTGGTCGAGAACATCTGCCAAGCTGTTGCTAGGTGTGTAATTGCGGAGCAGATGATCAAGATCGCCAAGCAGTACCGAGTGGTGCTTACTGTGCATGATGCTGTGGCGTGTATCGCACCGGTGGAAGAGGCTGGTGAGGCTAAAAATTATATAGAAACTTGTATGCGGTGGCGTCCAGACTGGGCGGCTACACTTCCTTTGAACTGTGAAGTTGGAGTTGGAGATAACTATGGGGCAGTCTAAAGTTGCTTGGTCTTATTCGTCGCTTGATATGTTTAAGCTTTGTCCACACAAGTATTATCGACTGAAGGTTAAGAAGGATGTGATTGACCCCCCGCAAGAACACCTGCGATTTGGGTTGAACGTACACAAAGCAGCAGAAGATTTCATCAAGGAGGGCAAGCCTATCCCCCCGCAGTACAGCGCCATGCTGGAGCCGCTAAAGAAGCTACGGGATATGGACGGAGAGAAGCTCTGCGAGTACCGGCTTGGATTGACGAGAGACTTGCAACCTTGTAAGTTTGGGGCGAAGGACGTGTGGTGGCGGGGTATCGCTGACTTGATCGTGCTGCGCAATAACAAGGCGTATATAGTTGATTACAAAACTAGCAAGTCATCGAAGTACGCGGACACCAAGCAGCTAGAGATTCTGTCGTTAGCATTATTTAAACACTTCCCACAAGTCAAGAAGATCAAGGCAGGTCTTTTGTTCGTGGTGGCAAACGATTTTGTGACTACTGAATACGAGTTTGGCAACTCTGGTTCGTACTGGACGAAGTGGATTGCGGATGTGGATCGGTTGGAAAAGGCCGTAGAATTAAACGTGTGGAACCCACGCCCCAACTTCACCTGCGGACAGTGGTGCCCAGTTAAGGATTGCATTCATAACGGTAAAGGAGAATACCGATGAGCAGAGATTTGACAATCCGTTTGAGCGATCTTCCAGTTGAAGAAGGCGGCGCTAACTTCATGGATGTTGGGTACTTCACCGATCAGGATACTGGCAACAGCGCACAGACGATGCTTACCTTGTCTGACGTTGGCGGCGCTATCATAAATTTATACGTCAAAGATAAATACAACAAAGAAGAAATAATTAAGCTTGAAGATATATCCAGTGTTTCTGTTGAGTTTTACGGAAGTGTTGAACGCGATGATTTTTTACGTGGGCTGCAAATGATCTTAGCCGCAGAGAAAATCACAGACATTCTTACGTAGCGAGGTTGGCATGCCGTACAAAAACAAAGAGGATCGCAACTACAAACGTGAATACGCCAAGTATCAGGGAACCGAAGAACAGAAGAACAATCGGGTCGAGCGTAATGCTGCACGTAGGAAGTTGTTGAAAGATGGTAAGGTCAGTAAGGGCGATGACAACGATGTAGCGCATCGCAAAGCCATCGACAAAGGGGGTTCCACAAAAGATGGAGTCCGTGTAGAATCAAAGACAGCAAATAGATCGTTTCGTCGAGACAGCAAAGGAAACCTAGTTTCCGAGAAGAGTAAGCGCGAAGCGAAGAAGTAAGTAGTTTACAAAATAAGTTTTTAGTAGGCCGTGAGTGGAAATACCACTTCCGGCCTATCAGTGTCTGGAGATAGAGTGCAAATCATCGACAACAGGGCATTGCTGCTGCGCGTTAAAGAACCTAACCGCATCACGACAGTCATACCAAAAGCAAAAATCCTCAACACAGGTGAGGTGCTAGTGAAGTGGGGGCTCGAAGAAGCTCAGGTGCTAAAGAACCTACGCATCAAGAACGTACCATCCCCAATCAAAAACAAGTATGAATGGCCCGGGCTATACAAGCCGTTCGATCACCAGAAAGAAACCGCATCGTTCCTAACCCTGCACAAACGGGCGTTCTGTTTTAATGAGCAGGGTACTGGCAAAACATCAAGCGTCATCTGGGCAGCGGACTACCTACTAAACGAGGGTGCCATCAAACGGGTGCTAGTGCTGTGTCCGCTATCCATTATGCAGTCGGCGTGGGAGACAGACTTATTTAAGTTTGCCATGCACCGCACCTGCGCTATCGCGCACAGCTATTCTAAAGAGAAACGTGCTGCTGCTATCAACAGCGAAGCTGAGTTTGTTATCATCAACTACGATGGGTTAGAAATCGTCAAGGAAGAAGTTGCTGCGGCTAACTTTGATTTAATTGTGGTGGATGAAGCTAACGCCTACAAAAATGTTCAGACGAAACGCTGGAAAACATTGGCGTCAATCATCAAGCCATCAACATGGGTATGGATGCTGACCGGAACCCCTGCGTCGCAGTCCCCAACAGATGCCTACGGACTTGCCAAGATCATCAACCCAAGCGGAGTGCCTAAGTTTCAGGGTGCCTTCCGCGACATGGTAATGCAGCGCATTACACAATTTAAGTGGGTGCCCAAGCCACGCTCAGAGAAGATAGTGCATGAGGTTCTGCAACCCGCCATCCGGTTCACCAAAGCAGAGTGCCTCGATCTGCCGGACATGACCTACGTAACTCGGGACGTGCCGCTATCTGAGCAACAGAAAAAATTTTACGAGTTAATCAGAAGAGACATGATGACGGTCGCCGCAGGGGAAGAGATCACTACGATAAATGCTGCGGCTAATTTAAACAAGTTGCTACAGCTATCGTGTGGTGCAGTGTATGCAGATACTGGAGAGGTGGTGGCGTTCGATGCTAAGAGTCGTTTAAACGCACTGCTGGAGGTTATAGAAGAGGCAAGCCACAAGGTCATCGTCTTTGCGCCGTTCAAACATGCCATTGCCATAATTGCCGAAGAGTTAAGGTCGAACGGTATTAGCACCGAGGTAATTCATGGCGGCATCAGTGCAACCAAACGCACAGAAATATTTGCTGATTTCCAAACGACAGACAAGCCTCACGTGCTAGTCATTCAACCACAAGCTGCTGCGCACGGTGTGACACTGCATGCTGCAAACGTCGTTGTGTGGTGGGGGCCAATTACATCTATTGAAACTTACCTACAAGCTAATGCACGAGTGCATCGTGCTGGGCAACGCAACCCGTGTACCGTTGTGCATCTGCAAGGTAGCCCTGTCGAACATCGTATCTACAAGATGTTGTCAGAGAAAGTTGATATTCATTCACGACTAATCGATCTTTATAAAAATGTGGTTGAAGACACTTGACAATGTAAACCACAGTGTCCATAATTATTCAGCAGTTCATAAAAAGGAGAGTGCGATGTCAGAAACAGTTAATGCCGATAGGCTTACAAAAGTCTACGTCAAAATCCGTGAGAAGCGTAAAGAACTTGCCAAGCAAGATCGTGAACTAGAAGAGCAGTTGGAGTTAGTCGCTCATCAGTTACTCGAAATATGCAAAGAGCAAGGAGCTGCAACTATACGCACTCAGCACGGCACCATCTCACGAAGAACTAACAAACGATTCTGGCCTACGGACTGGGAAGCGTTCTATAAGTTCGTCAAAGAGAAAGATGCTATGTCGTTGCTTTATCAACGCATCAACACAGCTAACATGCAGCAATACCTCGAAGAAAACCCCGATGTGCATCCGCCGGGGCTGAACGCGGATGTGACACAAACTATTGTTATCGTTAAACGCTAGGAGAGTGCAATGAGTAACGAACTCGCAGTGCTGGATCAAGGTCTTCCCTCTTACCTGAAAGATGCGGAATTAGATGCAACCACAAAAGCCCTGATGGGTGGTAGTGGTGGCGGTGAATCGAAACGTATCTCCATCAAGGGCGGTGTATGGCGCATGATGGTGAATGGTAAGGAAGTAGCTAAGAACGAAGATCGCTCGATGAATGTTGTAATCGTCGCAGCGGCAGAGAAAGTATCAAGGACATTTTATGCAAAGCAATTTACAGAAGGCGGCGAAGTCAGTGCCCCCGACTGCTGGTCAGCGGATGGAGAAATGCCAGACGCAAAAGTCAAAGAACCACAATCTAAGCGATGCCTCGATTGCCCACAAAACATTAGAGGCTCGGGACAGGGTGAAAGCCGTGCTTGCCGTTACAGTCAACGCTTGGCTGTCGTGTTAGCCAATGATGTTAAAGGCGACATCTTCCAGTTGACCTTACCTGCCGCATCCATCTTTGGTAGTGGTGAAGCTGGTAAGTGGCCTCTGCAAACATACGCCAAGATGATTGGCAGCAAGGGCGTACCCATCACGGCTGTTGTTACCGAGATGCGCTTTGATACTGACAGCGCTACACCGAAGCTGACATTTAAGCCAGTACGTGTTCTGGATTCCAACGAGCATGCAACTGCAATCGAGCAGGGCAAGTCACCGGCTGCAAAACGTGCCATCACTATGACCGTTGCCGAAACCGACGGAGTGAAGGTAGCGGAAGCCAACGCTCTGGAATTCGAAACGGTTAAACCGAAGAAAGAAGTTGCTACCGTAGAAGTAGAAGAAGTCGAAGAACCTGTGAAGCGCACTGCGAAGAAGGAGGAAGCGCCAGCGGAGAAGAAAGACCTGTCGAAAATCCTTGACGAGTGGGATGACTAATATGCCGACCGGATACTCACTACTAACCGTGGAAGAGATTCGGAGGGCTGACCAAAAACTGCTCGGCGTACAACTAGCACAGATTTGTTTACGAGACGACATTCCTGTCACAGATGTTGCCGACTTTTTTAAAGTCAGTCGAATGACCGTTTACAAGTGGTTCAAAGGTAGAGCGGTTGTCTCCGGCAAACACGTTGACCGCATGAAGAAGCTAATTGAAAAGTTAGCTTAACAGTTGTAGGGGGGCTAGGTTAGCTACCGAAGAGGGCGTTACCGTCGCGCTCCTGCCCACCCTCTTTCGACGGCTTGTTAAGGACGGTTATGCTCTCTCGCAAAGAATTTTTTGCATTGGTGTTGCCACCTCTTGAAGAAGGTGAGCACTACTGCAACTGGGGCAATAAAAAAGAGCTTATAGAAGAAAACGGAGAACTTAAACCCAAAGATGTTGTCCGGCAACGATTCGCAAGTAGTATCGACGTTCTCAGTACCCAAGCCGACGCGTTTCAAGCGGACGGGTTCAATGCTTTCTTTGGGCTGGCGAAGTTTGGTGCAACAAAAAACGGTCGGTATGCGACCAACGCTATTTCGCTTAAGTCATTTTTCCTAGACCTCGACTGTGGTGAGGGGAAGCCGTATACCACGTTAGATGATGGTTTAGTAGCACTCAAAAACTTCTGCAAAGCCACTGGGTTACCGAAGCCGACGATTCTTAGGTCTGGGCGCGGTGCGCACGTGTACTGGATTCTTGAAGAGCCTCTCACCAGAGAGGAGTGGAAGCCATTCGCCGAGCAGCTTAAGAGCCTTTGCAGCACACACAAGTTTGATATTGATTACGCTGTGCCAGCGGATGCGGCACGGGTATTGCGCGTTCCTGAAACCAACCACCTGAAAGACCCGACCAATCCTATACCGGTCGAGATTCTGTATCTGGCACCGCTGGTTCCGAACGAGCGCGTAAAGAAACTGTTAGAGCCATCAGACGCCATATTAGATACCGTTGCCAAAGAGTTTGGTAAGCGTCCCCTTGATGCAACCACCCTAGCTCTAATTGGCGCGAGTCAGTCACGGTTCAAAACAATCTTGATCAAGTCGGTTGAGGGTAACGGCTGTGCACAGATCGTTAATATCTACGACAACCAAGCCACAATCGAAGAGCCGTTGTGGAGAGCCGGTCTGTCTATTGCCCAACAGTGCATAGACCGCGACAAAGCAATACACGCTATCAGCAAGGGATACCCGGGATATTCGTTTGAGAACACCGAGAAGAAAGCTAACGAGACGAAGGGCCCGTACACCTGCGAGACTTTCAAGAAACTTAATCCCACAGGTTGCGAAGGGTGCGCGTTAAAGATCACCTCACCGATTCAACTTGGTAAAGAGATCGTAGAAGCGACAGAAGAGCAGAACACCGTTATCGGTATCGAAGCGCAGACTAAAGAGGCTAAGGAATACGTCATCCCGAAACTACCGTTCCCGTTTTTTCGTGGCAAGAATGGTGGGGTATTCGTCCATACCAAAGACAAAGACGGTAATGACATAGATGACGTTGTTTACCCGTACGACTTTTACGTAGTTAAACGCATGACCGACCCCGACTTGGGGGAGACTTTGCTGCTGCGTCTGCACCTACCAAAAGATGGGGTACGTGAGTTCATCATGCCGTTAGCGTCGGCACTAGCTAAAGATAAGTTCAGAGAAATCATCGCGTCACATGGTATTGCTGCCCTCAGTAAGCAGCAAGATACGCTCATGTGGTACGTAGCAAAATGGGTGGAGGAGTTGCAAATGTCAATGCAAGCAGAGAAGGCGCACAAACAGTTTGGCTGGACAGAAGACCAGTCTGCAATCATCGTAGGTGACAGAGAGATCAGAGCAACAGGAATAAGCTACAGCCCTCCATCTACGCCGACGCTACCACTGGTGCCGTTGTTTTCCCCCAAAGGTGACTTCCATGTTTGGAAAGATGTCATCAACGCATACGGTAGACCGGGGATGGAAGGTAGAGCTTTTGCGTTCTTTGCCGGATTCGGCACGTTGCTGATGCCGTTCGTTGCAAAGGGTGCGCTTGATGGGTTCCTCATTAACCTGATGAGCCGTGAGTCTGGTTCCGGTAAAACGACGGTACTCCATGCACTCAACAGTATCTACGGCAGACCGAAAGAGCTGCTGCTATCTCCCAAAGATACATACAACGCACGGATGCAGCGGTTCGGAACCCTGCAAAACCTCTGCCTGACGATGGACGAGATCACCAACATGCAGTCAGAGCACATGTCACAACAAATCTATGACGTGACTTCTGGGCGGGGCAAGAACCGGATGAGTCGGCACGAGAACGCTGAACGGCTAAACCACACCAAGTTTTCTAGTGGGTTGGTTACTTCAAGTAACCGGTCAGTGCCCGACATGTTGCTGAATATAAAAGGCTTCCCCGACGGTGAGCTGAACCGTATCTTGGAAATCAACATGAAGCCAGATACGTATAACGACCCTGCATGGTCGAGGAATCATTTTGGCAGACTGATGGGTAACTATGGGCATGCTATCGAGCCGTATTCGCAAGCGATACTAGGCCAACTCCCGATGGTCATGCAGAAGATAGAAGAGTTCGAAGCCAAGATAGACGCGGCTGCTGGCATTACGAATACAGAACGGTACTGGTCAGCTATGGTCACGATCAACATAGCGGGTGGAGCTATCGCCAAGATGCTTGGCTTGCACGACATACCGATCAAGCCGGTGTTTGACTTCGGCGTTAACTTGGTCAAGGAGACACGTGTTCGCACCAAAGAGCTTATGTTGGACGCAGACGACTTTCTTGGTGGGTTTTTGCAGCGCCACTTCCACGAGATTCTGGTCATCAACGGCAACCGCGACAAGCGTACTGGTGCAGAATTTGGTCCGTTTCGTGAACCTCGCGGTGCACTGGTCATCCGGTACGAGCCAGACACCAAGCTATTGTTTGTTGTCACAAAGGCTTATCGGGACGACTGCGCCAAGCTGTTCATGAACTTCGAAGAATCCTTGATCCCCTACCGCAAGAACAAAGCATTTGTGGAGATCAAGAAGAAACGCATGACGGCAGGAACCGTTGCGAACATGCAAGCCCCAGTTAGCGCCATCTGCTTCGATACATCCAAGCTGGAGTACTTCAGCGAAACCGTGTTGCTAAAAAATGAAGATACTGGGTCTGCCGCTATTGATTGAGTGGGATAAGTTCGAGCCGGGCACGTCATTCTTCGTGCCTTGTTTGGATCGCAAGCTCACGCAGCGGTTTGTAGAAACCGAGGCCAACCGGCTAAAGGTAGAGATTATTTGTAAACAAGTAGTAGAGCGCGGAAAGTATGGTTTACGAGTTTGGAGAGTTGGGGATATAATGCCCTCGCACTCTTCTTCTCCTTCACACTTCAGCGAGAAGAGTTAACCCCCGGTACGCCGGGGGTCTTTTTTTACTCTTCGTATTCTTCCAACAAATCGTCAATCTCTGTTTTTAGGTTCTTGTTGAACCGGACGCCATTGACGCTATCCTTTTCAGCCGCTTCCCGTGCCTTGACTGATCGTCTCAGCGTGTCCTGAGTGATCTTGGCTTTAGGGTCTTTACGTCTTTCGTTGTAGTCGCCGATCTCTTCCAGCGTTTCAACCAGCAGGTCTGAGTCTCCAGCGCGGCGGGCCATGTCGTACTTATTGAGCAGCTTGCTACGCTGTGCCATTACTTTGCGCTCAAAGTCCTTCTTCATGCCGATTTCTTCGTAGACGTTCGACAGGTTGGCAGGAGAGAACCCGATGACTTGCATAACTATATTGTAGTTAGAGATGTCTTCGATAACTAGTTCGCCTTTACGGTTTGTGACGCCTTCGGTAGCGTAGCGCCATGCCTTGAAGCCATTCTTCAAGAAGGTAGGCAGCATCGCCTCAATGCCACGTACCACATTGCCCTCTGATACTTGCTTAGCGCCGTCTTCCACACCTGCTGCAAATGATCCGGCAGGGCCAAACGCTTGCTTTATAGCGGTCAGCACGTAGCCATTCTCTGCAACACCTTTGGGGTCATCGCGGAAGATTAGATCGTTAGCGACACCAACACGGTTAGCAATTTCCAGATTGGCGGCGTAGTTAACCAGACCTTTATAGAACAACTCGTTTGTCCAGCCACGCATCATGACATCGAAGTCGTAAGGCTCGTCATCGTCACC